GTCTAACTCTTCCCGTATGGAGTCAAGCATAGCATCTGCGCCTTGCCACTGGCGAGTCGCGCCATCAATGTCGTAACGGTAATAAGCACCTGCTCTAGTGATGACCTTATTAATAATTCCCATAGCCACTATTTCTTTAGCAAAGTCATAATTACCACGGTCTACAGGTCCTCCAGGGGCAAAATAAAAGTCCACAAAGGCTGTCTGTGATGGTGGGGCTGACTTGTTTTTTAGAGTACGAATTTTGATGGTCTGTCCTACGCGGTGCTTTTCTTGACCTGTACCTGCGTCAATCCATTCATCGCGCTTAATTTCAATACGAGTAAAGAAGGCATAGTCCTTGCCCTTACCACCTGGCGTAGTGCGTGGGTCTCCGTACATAACGCCAACTTTGTCACGCCATTGGTTAATCATAATTCCAATAAATGGGCGCTCATAATCAATCAGCGAACGCTTAGACGCAATCCCAACCTTGCGAAAGAACTTGTTAGTCAGCATGGCACCTCTGCCTACTGTGAATTCCTCCATCTGCTTTTCGTCCTCTGCACTAGGGACCAAGGCAGGAAGGGAGTCAATAACAACGCAATCAACCGCTTTGCTTTCGACAAGTTCGATGACAGCTTCATATGCTTCCTCCATAATGTTAGTTGAGACCACATAAAGGCGCGATAAATCAACACCGCACATCTCTGCGTACTCTGGAACCCATTGCTCTGCTGCTACCCACACTGTGGTGAACTCTGGATTTTTTGCTTGATTTGCTGCAATAGTTTTTAATGCAATAGCAGTCTTACCATTGGAGGCTTCTCCCACAATTTCATGCCATTGATTGACAGGCCAACCACCACCCAAAGCAACATCAAATGCAATAGAACCTGTAGTAATGCGAGACATGACATCATCTCTAATATCTTCTCCAAGAACGATTGTATCTGCGCCAAGCTTCTTGTTAATTTTGTTAATAATCTTTGCTAGCTCTGGGTTAATTGCCATTAAATATGTCCAATGATTGTCTGTGGGTTAAATCCACCTGTTGCTACTTGACGTGCTGGTTGAGCTGGGCCAGAGGCTTGAGGGCCCCCAACAATTCCTTTACCAACACCTGAACCTGATTGTTGAATTGGGTAACCGCAGTCATAACAACGCGGTTTATTTTCTCCACCACCTGTGTAGTTTCCACTACCGCAACCTGGGCAACGAGATGCTGTAGTTGCACTTGCTGGCAGCTGATGCTCTCTTACCTCTGGCGGTAGATAAACAGGCTGTGGCTGTGTAGGTGGATATGAAGTAGGCTGTTGAGGCGCTACAGGGCGTGGAGCTGCGGGCTGTTGTTGAGCTCCTAGTTTATCTGCCCACCAATTACTGCTCATCTTCCTCCTTATATATAGAACCCAAACTTAATGCATGGGTATGGATAATATCAAGTTCTATGCCTACTGAGAAAGCGGTTACAAGGGCGGAAAATCCAATAGCTTTGTAAAACTCAGTCATAGCCTCAACTTCTTCTTCATCAAGCTTTGATTCAAAATCTTCTGAAAACTCTCGCATCTGTGTAGCAACAATTACTTTGGCATTAAGTTCGCTGATAATGTCGATATAAGGAAGAATTTCATCAAGTGCAGCTAATCGTATGGCGCTGTCTTCTACCTCTTTTTCATCTCCTTCAGCGCTTACTGGGGTAAGCCCAAGCATTGTTGCAATTTCGTTAGGATTATCAATGCTTAAATCGTATAAACCCCAACGAGTAATTGTGCTAAATGGAATCTCCATTTTGTAATGCTCATGGCTATTTCTGCGGAAGATGCGGTCAAAAAAACTCATTTAGCCTCTCCCCAACGTTGAACGGTTTTAACATCTGCAATCAAAGGCACATCCAATAGCTGAATTCCCTCCATAGCGCTACGAATTGCTTCTGCAGTTTCTTCCGCCTTATTGTCGGGAGTAAGGGTTACAAGTTCATCGTGAACGGTTAACAGTAGTTTAGCTTCTTTAGGAATCATATCTTGGGCGCGAATCATGGCAAGTTTAATAATGTCTGCTGCTGAACCCTGAATGCGAGTGTTAAACGCCTGGCGTTCTGCCCCTGATTTGATACCAAAGTTAGACGAGTTGATATCAGGCAGATATCTACGTCGACCAAGTAGCGTTGATACATACCCTTTTTTGCGAGTGCTATTGACAACCATAATGCGATATTTATTTACGGCGTTAAATTTCTTTGAAAAGTCATTAAGAAGAGTCTTAGCTTCTGTAACGCTACATCCAATCGAAGCTGCAATCTTGTCTGGTCCTACTCCGTATGCCATAGCAAGCACAAGAACTTTACCTGCTTTACGGTCTACCCCCATAGTCTCACCTACAGTTGTATATATGTCACTACCCTTAAGGTAGTTATCCATCATGATTGGGTCTTTAGCCATTGATGCGATTACTCTCGGCTCAATCTGTGAGTAGTCAGCAACCACAAGCTTGTATCCCTCAGGCGCGTAAAAAAGGTTACGAATAGCTTTACCATGGGCTGTATGAGGGGCTGGTACATTCTGAAGATTAGGATTACGGCTTGAAAAACGACCAGTCTCAGCACCATGCTGTACAAAATCACAGTGAATCTTGCCGTTGATAAGCAAACTTTCCTTATGCTCAACCTTAATCTTTCCTGCTGTAGTGCGTGTGACATCCCCACCTAGATAAGGAATAACATACGTAGTAAGCAATTTGTTTAAATCTGAATATTCAAGCATTGCCTTAACAAGTGGGTTGGTATCGCGGTAAGGCTCTAGCGCATCAGCAGCTACAGAGTAATCAGATAAGTCCAGGGGAACTCCGTCCATATCTTTCTGCTTGCCTTTAGGTGTAAGAATCTTAGCTTTAAGTCCTTGCCCGCCGTTTTCTTTTTTACCGTACAAGAGCTCTTGTTTTTCTGGATTGGAGTTAATGTTAAACACTTTGCCAGCAATACGGTAAATATCAGAACGCGCTATTTCAATATCAATCTCTAGCTGTGCATGAAGCGCCTCTAACTGGTCGGTATCTATTGGGGCACCAGCTAACTTCATATGACATAGAACTTTAAGAACACCCATCTCCAAGTTCATTACATTGGTTAGCTGTCCTTCTTCTAATTTCTTTTGTAATACGTTTCTGTAAAGCAAAAATGTGTACTTAGCGTCAAGATATGCGTATTTGGCAACATCTTGAAAAGAATATTTCTCAACCTCTTTACCGATGCCCTTGACCATGTGATAGCCAAACTCACGGGATAGGCAATCATCTAGACCGCATTTGTTCTTGTTTCTGTTGTCGTATAGGAACGACGCAATCATGGTGTCAAAATACGGGCCTTTAGGAATCTCTCCACCGTAGTACTTAGCAATAGAAGTTAAGTCAAAAACAAGGTTATGACCTACAAGTGTGCGCCCTTCTCCAAACATCAATGGCTTTAACGCCAAAAATACTTCTGATGGCAGCAACTGTTCTGGTGGTGGACCAAATGTAACTGTAGCTTTCTTCTTGTCTTTTGAGTAGTCAGCTTCTCGTAATGATAAACCAGCGTCTAAACGCTTTTGACCTTGCCCTGTTAAAGGAAATTCTTCTGTTAAAAAATCACCGTTAGGATGACCCAAAGCAATAACATCACCGCGTCCGTGCGTGGCTAATGAAACCCACAATACTTCGTTAACAACGGTAACTCCACGTTGTGGCCCAACAGTTTCCAAATCGTAAGCAAACGAGTCTTGTTGTAGGTAATAAGCAACCATCTCATCAAGTTGTTCTTTGGTCGTAATAATATTCATGTATCCCCTTAAAAGCAGAAGGGCTAGGCCAAGGGGGTCAACCTAGCCCTTCCACACCTGATGTTAGATTAAAGCGTTTGCAATCTCAGTAAGTTCATCAACTGAAAGTCGACGAAGTGATGATGATTCAAATGGAATCATCTCTGCGATAGCAGCTTCAACCTTAGCCTCTTCAATGCCAAAATCTTCAATAAGGTCACGACCCTTAACAGGGTTAAGAGTGTAAACAGTGTGTTGCATCTGACCGCGACGTGCAACAGCCCAATAGTTCTTAGACAATGGACCTGCAGGTGAATGGTGCGCTGCATGAAGGGACCTGAAGAATAGTGGAGACGCAACAAGTTTTGTCATTGTTGTTTCTGTAGGTGTTAAGACAGCGATAGAGAAAGCGTACTTCTTCTCGGGCTTGTGATTGAGCTTCACGCACAAAGGACAACCGCTACCAAGGCAAACGTATGAACGTTGACCTTCGGTCTTCTCTGTAAGAAAATGTTGGCTATAAATAGCGTATGGGCCGTCTGGGTCCAAGAACTTAATAATTTGGAGTGTTTCAGAAAGCTTAAAATCTTTTGCGTATTCTTTTGGCTTTACAGCTTCTTCTGCTGCATCCCAGCCAGACTTAATTGCATCTGTGCCGTTATCTGGGCGACCATCAACATCTGCGTTTTCCATTGAAAACTCATCTACTGCTGGCACGAACTCATCTGTAGTTTGAACTGACATTTGTACTGCTCCTTTTATTTGTTTGAACTGCTAGTTTTGACCTGCATTATTTTCTGTTTCTGTAGCAAGGATTTGACTCCAAGCCTCGGCTATCTCAATACTGAGATGACGGTGTACTGCCCAGTCTATACGCTTGACTTCTAAAAGTCCAGCTTTATTAAAGAGCTGTACTGCCGCTTCAATCATGGCTCGGCTATAAAGGCGTCTTCCTTTATGGTCTTCTCCATGAACATTTTTCTTAGTGGGTAGTCGGTAAGGGGCTTTAGGTAGGTAGCCTTTTTCATTCCAAACCCTTATTGAAACAAAAGGTCTTCCTAGAGCTTGAGCTAGCGCACCTACAGTGAAAAGTTCAACATCCTTTCCGTTAGGAAGTGTCTTTACCTGAGGCTTTGCATCCCATTGCTG